CAAGGTAACTGACATCATCTCCAGCAACAAGCTCACGGCAGATCAAGTAGCCCAGATCAAGATTGCAGAGATTGAGCTTGCTAAGCAGGCGCAGGAGCTTGGTCTGAACTTTGAAAAACTGGCAGTCGATGACCGCAAGAGCGCCCGCGAGATGCAGGCGGTGACCCGTTCGTGGGTTCCTCCCTTGCTGGCCGCCTCGGTGACCCTCGGATTTTTCGCCATCCTTGGCGGCATGATGTTCGGTCAGATGTCCGTGGCTGACAACACGGCGCTCACCATGATGCTTGGCTCTTTGGGCACGGCCTGGACTGGAATCATTGCCTACTACTTCGGCTCGTCTGCTGGCTCTCAGGCCAAGACTGATCTGCTCTCTAAAGCACCGCCCGTCAAATAAGGAGTCTCCATGCCATTCCAACTTTCTCAGCGTAGTCTCGACAAACTGGTGGGCGTTCGCCCAGAATTGGTTGAGGTGGTCAAGCGTGCCATCGAGATCACCACTGTTGACTTCGGTGTCACCGAGGGGCTGCGTACCAAAGAACGTCAAATCGAACTCTTTGAAAAGGGCGCATCTCAGATTCGTGAAGGTGGTACGCACGTCGATGGGCGTGCTGTAGACCTGATGGCTTACCTTGGTGACCGTGGCAGTTGGGAACTCAACCTGTACGACAACATTGCTGATGCGGTGAAACAGGCGGCAATCGAGAAGAATGTCGCCATCCGTTGGGGCGCGGCGTGGAACGTGCCTGACATTCGGATGTGGCGAGGCACGATGGAAGAAGCCATGAACTTCTACATCGACGAGCGCCGCAAGCAGAACCGGCGCCCTTTCATTGATGGGCCGCATTTTGAGATGGTTTAAACATGGCCTTCATCAAGCTCCAGTTTCGCCCAGGGGTCAACCGCGACCAGACCAACTACACCAATGAGGGTGGTTGGTTTGCGTGCGACAAGATTCGCTTTCGCTCGGGCTACCCGCAGAAGCTGGGCGGCTGGATGCAGGCCACGTCACAGATCTTTCTGGGGGTGTGCCGCCAGATGTTTGGCTGGATCACCAGCTTTGAGGACAACTTTGTTGCCCTGGGCACCAGCAAGAAGGTCTACATCAACGTCGGATCGCAGTTTTACGACATCACGCCACTGAGGGAAACGACAGCGCCTGGAGCGGTGACTTTTTCCGCAGTCACCACGGCCCCGTTCAGTTCGATCATCACGGTGACGGACGTTGCGGCCAACGTGGATGTCGGCGACTTTGTGACGTTTAGCGGCGCGGTCAGCCTGGGCGGCAACATCACAGCGGCGGTGCTCAATCAGGAGTATGAGGTCTACCAGTCTCTGACGGCCAACACCTACACCATCATTGCCAAAAGTTCGACCACCGGCCTGCCAGTTACCAGCAACGCATCTGATGTTGGCGACGGCGGCGCCGCAGTGGTTGGCGCATACCAAATCCCGATTGGGTACGACACGACAACCTACGGCTACGGCTGGGGCGCTGGATCTTGGGGTTCGTCGCCTTGGGGTCTTGGCGCCTCGTCCCCGATTGTTCTTCAGCAGAGAGATTGGTTCTTCGACAACTTCGACAACGATCTTGTGATGAACATCCGGGATGGAGAAATCTACTACTGGGTGCGCGGCCAGAAGAACGACATCAACGTGCAGTTGGCCACTCGGGCGGTGCTGCTGTCCTCGTTGGCTGGCGCGGAGAATGTGCCGGTGCAGGCCATGCAGATTTTGGTGTCGCAGAACGACAAGCACCTGCTGGCCTTTGGCTGCACGCCGTTTGGATCCAGTTCAACGGCTGATTTTGACCCTCTGCTGATTCGTTGGGCGGCTCAGGATGCGCCAGAGTTTTGGACGCCTGGGACGGCCATCGTGCCATCGACGGGCAACCTGAGCAGTGCGGGCTTCATCCGCGTGTCTCGCGGCTCCAGCATCGTTCGCGCCCTGCCAACCAGACAGACCATTTTGGTTTGGACAAACTCGCACCTGTTCTCGTTGCAGTACACCGGCACCACGGAGGTCTTCAACCTTCAGGAAATGGCCGACAACATTTCAATCATGTCGCCGCGTGCGGTTGCGTCTGCCAACAACGTGACGTACTGGATGGGGACGGACAAGTTCTACGGGTTTGCTGGAGCGGTGGAAACGCTGCCTTGCACGCTGCGCAACCATGTCTTCAACAACCTGAACTACAACCAGAAGAATCAAGTCATCGCGGGAACCAATGAGGGCTTCCATGAGATCTGGTGGTTCTACCCCAGCCTCAATTCCGAGCAGGTTGACTCCTATGTGGCCTACAACTACTTGGAGCGGATCTGGTTCTACGGCACCCTAGATCGCACCGCATGGCTGGATAGCCCACTACGGACTTATCCGCAGGCCGTTGGGTACGACAACATTCTCATGGATCACGAAAAGGGCGTGGATGCAGACACCCTCCCGATGGAGGCTTACATCCAGTCGTCTGACTTTGACTTGGCCGATGGCGACCAGTTCATGCTCACGCGCCGGATCATCCCCGACGTGAATTTTGAGGGATCCACTGCAACCACGCCGGAGCTGGACTTCCTGATCAAGCCGCGCAACTTCCCCGGCTCGACCTATCAGGCCGACAGCTTTGACACCCAGGCTGTGGTGCAGTCATCCGTGAACGTCTACACCGACCAGATCTGGATCCGCGCTCGGGCCCGCCAGATGGCCTTGAAGATCCAGTCGCAGGACTTGGGCGTCAATTGGCAGCTTGGATCCCCGCGCCTTGATGCACGCGCAGATGGAAAGAGGTAGCGCATGGCGATGCTCAAGTTCCGTGCGCCGCCTCTGCCCATCGCAGGGCCGGACTACAAGCAGGACTACTTCGCCCAACTGATCCGCGCGCTCGGCCTGTACTTCAACCAACTGGACTCCAAGACGCCAGTCCAGTGGGAAACGGTCATTGCCGACGATTTCATTGGCGGCGACTTTGCTGGGTATGGTCAGGGCATCAAGTTACCTCACATCTCGGCATCCAGCGCCAGCGATCAACTGGCCACAGGAGACAACACGCCCACCTTGGTGACATGGGAAATTGTTGAGGCCGGGGAGGGCTTTACGCTCAACAATGACGGCACCGCAACGGCTTTGTACCCAGGCGTCTACCAAATCAGCTTTGGGCTTCAGTTTGCCAACACGGCCAACGCTGCGCATGACGTGTATGTGTGGCTGCAAGTCGATGGCATAGATGTGCCGCGCACGGCATTCAGCTTCACGATACCGGCCCGCAAAAGCGCGGGGGTGCCGTCCTATCTGTTGGCGTACTCCAGCGCCACCTTTTCGCTGAATACCAATCAGGACATCGCGCTGTACTGGGCAACCGACAAAGCGTATGACAACTCGCCCTCCGTGGATGGCGTGTACATGGAATCCCAGCCGGTTTCCACCAGCCCATACGCCAGACCGGCGGTGCCGTCAGCAAACGGCTCAATTGTTTTTGTGTCAGCCTTGCCCACGCCTACCGTCACAGGGGTTTATGCTTCTGGGTACGTTGGTAGCGTGACTGTTTCAACCACCTAAATCAAATACAAGAGGGTCAAATGAATGAAGCGCAGTTCTTGGAGTTTCTTACCGGCTTGGCCAAGATCGTCAAGCCCTTGCACCGTAACACTGTTACCGTCCCTGATTTTGATGTGGAGTTCAAGGAGATCGACATCGACAGCTTGGACACCTTGATGATCGTGATTTACTCCTGCGAGCTTCACGGCATCTCGGAGGAGGTGGGCAAAGAGTGCAACCCCAAGAATGCGCGCGAGCTGTGGGATTTCATTTTGGCCCACAAGACGCAGGACGTGACTGACGTGGCGGCTGCTCTGGAGGCGTGCAAATGATCTACCTCACACACGCTCAGGCCGCCTACAGCGAACAGACTGAGCTGCTGGACGGGTTGTATTCGCAAAGGGTGCATTGGTTCCCTGACACTTATGCGCGAGTCAAGACCGGCATGTCTTACCCTCCGCACAAGCTGACCGAGAAGGTCATCGTGCCTGAGCTGGCCGAATGGCTGCGGGCCACCCCAATGAAGACGGCCTTCATCTTGGCCGGTGGCAACCAGCACTTTGCTGGGATCAACAAGATGGCCAAGTCGCCCTTGGTCTACGAGTACAAGTTCCTGCCGCTGACTCTCACCCAGGTCTACGCCGGGCGGATTGCCCAGCAACTGGGGGCCAACGACTTGATCCAGACGGACGCCACGGCCTGCGTGTCAAGCCTCAAGGCGTGCATGGATGTCCAGACCCTGATCAAGTTCTACGGCTTTGACCGGGTAATTGTGCTGGGGGTGGAGGATGCGGTCAGCGCCAGCGTTCTGGACTTCTTTGGGGAGTCAGGGGCCAGCTTGACCAAGGCCAAGGAGGACGCCAGCGGCATGGTGCCATCTGCTTTTGACGACAAGAACCAAGGGTTCTACGTTGGCCAGGGCGCCGTGCTGGCGGTCTTCCACAGCCAGAGGGCCATCAACCGCTTGAAAATGGCCCCATTGGCCCGTCTGCACAGCGCCTACACGGCCTCGGAGGACTGCTCCAATGCCATCGGCCAACGCAACGACGGGCAGGGTTACATCAACGCCATGAAGGGCGCAATGGATCTGGCGGATCTGTCGCGCAAAGACATCCGGGTGGTAAAAACCCACGGAACGGGCACCGCCAGCAACAACGCTGCCGAACGGGCTGCGCTAGAAGCTACGCTGGAGGGGTTTATCGCAACCAGCTTTAAGCCTAAAATTGGGCATACGATGGGGGCAAGCGGGCTTCTGGAGAGCGTAATGCTCTGCGAGTCAATATCCAGAGGCGTCATCCCGGCCATTTCCAATCGCACCCAAAACGACTCGGTATTTTTGTCGCAAGACGCGAAGGCCCCAAGTGGGCTGTTCCTGAGTTTGGCGGCGGGTATGGGTAACGTCTACTCGGCTGCCATTTTTGAGGTGATGTAAATGGCCGACATGATAGACAGCAACCAGACGATGCTCCCAGTCAATGAGATCGTCGCCATCGCGGCTCAGAATACTGAGTCGCCCTTCCCTGTTCAGAACGTAATTGCCAGCATCAAGGCGGAGGTTGAGAGCCCAGGATCCTTGCCGATGCGTTACGGCAACACGTTATTTCTGTGCCACAAAAGCAAAAATCGCGTGGGCACTTTTAGGGCCTTGAATGCGGACACGGCGCGCAACTTCCTTGAGAATGGGATGCGCTGGGTGGTGGCGGCGTATGACGCCGGCTTTGACTTTATGGTCACGGAGTTTTACGACAGCTCCCTCCTGAGCATCTTCAAGGCAATCTCTCGTCGTCCGCCTCGCCCCAACATGGGCTATCAAGCGCGCAAGATGAAGGACGGCAAGATGCAGGTGATCTTGCAGCTCGGCCCTAAGCGCCCAGGAGATAAAGTATGAGCGCCGTTTTTGAAGCAGTTGGCAACCTCGTAGAAGGTGTTGCTGATGTTGTTGGCGACGCCCTTGAGTGGGTTGGCGATACCGTCACCAACGTGGTTGAGTCTGCGATGGACGACCCTCTCAAGGCAATTGCACAGGTTGCAGTGATTGCTGCAACATCAGGAGCTGGAGCGGGCGTTTTGGGCCTATCAGCTCCACTGACTGCCATGCAGGCATCTTTGGGCATGGCGGCTATTGAAGGCATTGATGTGCTGGAGGAAGGCGGAGATTTGGGTGACGTGCTTGAGGCTTCGGCCAAGAGTTTTGCCGTTTCGCAAGCCGTCAGCTTTGGCATGGACGCATTCAGTGCGGCTGGCCCAACAGGAACCACTGGCAGCGCGACTTCGCAGTTCTTTGACGATGGCAGCTCTATTCAATTTTTTGACGATGGATCAAGGCTGGTCACCGACACCGCAGGCAAAATCACTTCGTCCGCAGCCGATGAGGTATTGGGGGCCGCCGCAACAACGGCTGGCGAAACGGGGGCAACAACTTCTCCTGTGTTGGCGCCAGAAGTTACGGTAGACGTGCCGTATTTGAGAGATGATCCGTTTTTGAAAGACTCTGTTGTGTCGCCCGTTGATGTGTCTCCCGTGGAACTCATGGGCACCGAACAAGCTCCGTTTATTCAAACGCCGCCCGGTAGCCCATACATGGAGCAAGCAGATCTGAGGGCGGCCATTGCAAAGGGTGAAGACGTTGGCGCAAGATACCGCTACGACCTTGGCAATGATGCGGCTTCTTTTGGGTATCCGCCAAGGGGTGGAGTTGATACAGCGTACAACTCTATGGAAGATCTGTTGCTGGAAACTGGCGCCATTACAAGAGATCAGTACAACGAACTGCTCAGCACAGGGGTTGCCGTAGCTCCAGATGGAAGCATGTTGCCGGACATCTATGACAACTTGCCAGAGAGTGTTGGCAATACCGTTGCAGTAGATAGGGGTGCGGCTAAAGACATCTATGACAGCCTGCCAGAGAGTGCTGGAAACGCTGTTGCAGTGGATCCAAATGCCAAGCAGTATGGCTCGATGGAAGATCTTCTGTATGACAAAGGCGTATTGACCGACGCCCAGTACAAAGATCTCACGGGTGTAGCTCCCGTGGTTGACAAGAGCAGTCCTGCTGGCCCGATGAGCAATGTGTCTGTCGTGGACGCGGCCAAAGATCTTGGCAGCGCGGCTGTGGATTACGCAATCGCAAACCCACTGACAACTGCTGGCGTGATTGGTGGCGGCCTGGCTTTGGCGGGCGCCGTATCGGGCGATGAATCCACTCCTGCGACCAAGCCCGGCGAAACTGCGAAAAAGACCTTCACCTACGGCGCAGCGCCGGAAATCCGCCGCACCGGTCTGGATCAGCTCTACAGCGCATCAGCAAACATTTATGGGCCCCGTGGCGCCACCGGCACTCCGGGGTCTACGCTGCCGCCGCCCGTCCAGTTCCAATCATCATTCCAGCCGTTGATTGGTGGCGCCGCTCCAGGCGCTGCACGGTTTGGACTTGGTGCGCTTGGCCAGGGCTTCAGCTACACCCCGATGGGGTCACCCCAAACTTTTGACATCAGTACCCTGACGCCCGAGCAGATCGTGCAAATGCAGGACGCAATGGCGCGCCGCCGTGCCGCTGGAGGAGGTTGAACATGCAAACGATTGAGCAATTCCGACAAGAGCTGGCTGAGCTGGCGTCATCACAACCGCAGCCAGCACAGGGGCTGGCATCGCAGGGGCGAGGCGGGGACTCCATGCTTGTCCATATGCGGCCCGATGAGGTGGCCGCAATGCAGGGCATGGCCCGGCAGGCCGGGACATCGATGACGATCAACCCGGTAACAGGGTTACCCGAGGCGTTCAAGCTCAAGGATCTGTTCAACATCAACACCTACACCGACCCGATCCAGAAGGGCATGAAGTCCGCTGGTTTGGGCGGTCTGTATGACACGGTGTCGGACGCTGCCAAATGGACTGGCAAGAATGCCCAGTACATCCTGCCATTCATCCCAGGCGGCGCGTTTGCCAGCGTGGGTCTGGGTGGCTTGGCCACTCCGATGGGCAAGGGCATCTTGGGCGGCTTGGCTGGCACGTTTGCCAGTGGCCGTCCAAATCTCAAGCGCGGCCTGATGACGGGCCTGACTTCCTACGGCCTGAGCAGCGCCTACGAAGGCTTGCAGGCCGCTGGTGGTGGCACTGGCGCGGTGGGACAGAGCTATGACTCGTTTGGCAACCCTGTGGAGGCCGGTAGCAAGGCCGCGATGAATGCCGATGTGTCTGGAACAATTGCCGAAAACGCTACGCGGCCCCTGACGGCGGAGTTTGATGCTGCCAGCCAAGGTGTCAAGAACCTGATGTCCAGCGACAAGGCGGTGTCCAAGGCCGCAGGCGAGGCATTCAAGCCGCACTTTGGCATGGGCACCGGATACGCCACGATGATGGGCATCACCGGCACAATGGATCTGGATGCACAAGAGGCTCAATTGGAGGCAGCGAGAGCAGCCGGGCAGGTTGCCGAGGCTCAGTATGCACAGATGAAAGCACGGATTGCAGAGGCGCGCAGGCGCTCAGAAGAAGCGGTGCGAGCAAATCCCTACCGCTTTGCGATGGGTGGCGTGCCGTTGGCAATGAAGGGCTCGCCTGATGATGAGCTGAACCCATACGGCGGCATGGCCCAAGGCGGCGTGCCGAGGTTTATCGACGGCGATGGGGATGGCATGAGTGATTCCGTACCTGCCATGATTGAAGGCCAGCAGCCAGCTCGATTGGCTGATGGTGAGTTTGTGATCCCGGCGGACGTGGTAAGTCACCTGGGCAATGGATCAACCAAGGCTGGCGCGAAGCAGTTGTACGCGATGATGGATCGTGTGCGGCAAGCTCGCACTGGCAACGAACAGCAGGGCAGAGAAATCGTACCTACCAAGTACACCCCTGCGTAAGGAGAAAACATGCCAACCAACACCACTACCGTCAGCGGCCAACAATCAATCCCAGAGGTTCTGGAGCCGTACTTTACTGGCGCCGGTACGCCGGGCGGGGCGGACTATGTTCCCGGCCTATTGCCCACTGCGCAAGCCCTGTTCTCGCAGGACTACTCCACGGTTTTTAAGCCGCTGCAAGACAAAGGGTTTTTGGGCGAAGGCCGGATTGCTGGCATTACCGGCACGGACGCGCAGAATGCGCTGAAGACTGGGATCGCGGGGCTGAGCACGCCCGGACAGTTTGCCACTGCGACCAACTATACCTCGCAGGCAGCAGCGGGCCTCAACAACCTGTTGAACGCTTCTGCCTTGAGTGTGGGCGCGCCTGATCTGACCACATATCAGATGGGCCCAACAGCCACCGTCAATGCGCCCGCGCTCAACCAGTACAGCATGAATGCGGTCAACGCCAACTACACGCCCAATGCCCAAGGCGCGTCAATGTCGGCGGCTCAAACGTCGTTCAGGCCGGATCTGACGATGTACCAAATGGAGGCGCCCGAGCAGTTCTCGTCCCAGACTGCCCAGCGTTACATGGATCCGTACATGCAGAATGTGACGGACATTGCCAAGCGCAAAGCCATTGAAGATGCGCAGCGTCAGCAGTTGGCGGGCAACCTGGGCGCAGGCCGCAAGGGCATGTTGGGCTCATCTGCCAACCTGTTGGCCAGCACTGAGCGCGAACGGCAAATTGGCTTGCAGTTAGGGGACATTCAAGCTCGCGGCTTGGAGTCGGCCTATCAAAACGCCCAGACGCAGTTTGAGCGCGACCGCGCGGCCAGCATGGGGGCTGCGCAGCAGAACCTTCAAGCCAAGCTCGGAGTGCAGCAGCTTGGCACCCAGACCGGCCTTCAGGCCGCGCTGGCCAACCTCAACGCCGATCAGCAGGCGCGCGTGCAGAATCTGGCCGCCCAGCTCCAGACGCAGGGCCTCAACGCGCAGCAGGCTTTGCAGGTTGCCCTGTCCAACCAGCAGGCCGGGATGACCGCAAACCAGCAGAATCTGGCTGCGCAACTTCAAACGCAGCAGCTTGGGTCTGCCCAAGATTTGCAAGCCCAGCAGCTTAACCAAGCGGCCATACAGGAGTCTGCGCGCCAAAACTTGGCGGCGGCTCTTGGTGTTCAGCAGCTTGGCGCCCAGCAAAACCTGACCGCTCAACAGGCCAACCAACAGGCTTCGCTTCAGGCTCAGCAGCAACGGATTGCGGCTGCACAGGGTTTGGGGGGATTGGCGGCGACGACTGGACAACTTGGTGTTGCTCAGCAGGCTGCGGATCTCGACCGCCTCAAGGCTGTTGGCGCCTACGGCGATCTGGAGCGCGCCTACGCGCAGCAGAAGCTCGACGCGCAGTACCAAGACATTTTGCGCCAGATCGGCTACCCGGAGGAGCAATTGGCGAAAATGGCCAACATCCTGCGCGGCGTGCCGCTGGGCGACACCATGACCAATCAGGCGACCACCACCCCGCCACCGAGCTTTGCCTCGCAACTGGCGGGCATGGGGCTGTCGGGCCTGAGTCTGTACAACCTGCTGAATAGGGGTGGATGATGAGCATTCTTGACGCACTGAGAGTCCAAAAAGCCAACCAGCAGTCGGTATCACAACTGGCGGCGCTGCCCCAGAACGAGATCATTCGGCTGGCTCAGATGGGCCAGATCCCGGCGGACGTTGTGCCGGTTGTCATTAACGAGAAGGCGCGCATGGCCAAGGAAGAAGCCAACATGCGTGCGGCGATGCAGATGCAACAGCAGGGGCGCATCCCTACTGTCATTGAACAGGCCATGCAGGCGAATGCCCAAGCTGAGAGTCCGACCGGCTTACCCGCCGCGATGCCTCCAGCCGCCATGCAGATGCCCGCTCAAAGCCCCATGCCGCCGCAGGGGCAGCCGCCGCAGGGGATGCCTCCCCAAGGCCAAGAGCAGGGCGTGGCCGCACTTCCTACGGGTGACATGTTCCAAGGTCAGAATTTCCAAGCTGGCGGGATCGTGGCGTTCAATGGCGAGGATGGTTCTTTTGTGGAGGGCCCAACCGGCCTGATGATTTCGCGCGAGGATGCGCAGCCCCCAGGCCAAGGCCCAGCCAGTTTGGCCGAGTTCATCAACCAGTACAAGGGCCTGACCGCAAGCTCTCGCACTGAGTCTCCAGAGGAGATTGCCTACCGCGAGGCCGTCAAGAAGGGCAGTCTGTCGCCAGAAGACATCAAGCAACAGCAGTGGATGCGGATGTTCCAAGCTGGCCTTGGCATCATGGGCGGCGAGTCGCCGTATGCCTTCACCAACATCGGCAAAGGCAGCCAAGAGGCGCTCAAGGGATACGCCGAGGATCTGCGCGCTCAGCAGGGCCAGCGGATGCTAGATCTCAAGACGGCAGCAGAATCAGCCAGGGCCAAGCGCAGCGAGGAGCTGCAAGACGTTCAGGGTGGCGCCAAGCTGTACGAGTCCTATCTAGACCGTGAGCTGCGCGAGAAGATTGCCAAAGACAGCCAACTGGGCGCCAAGTATGCCGACAACTATGTAGCCATGAAGAAGGCCAGTGGCGACAAGCGGCCTGAAGAAGTGATCCGCGACGAAGGGTTCCGCACGTTCTTCCAAGAGTACGGCTACGCATCGGGCCGGGCCGCAACGACGGCGGCCACCGCAGCCGCCGCGCAAGGCGTGCAGGCCACCGGCCAAGAAAGATCTGCGAGGGAAACCGCTCTTAGGGAGTGGAACGACCTCAAGATCTCTGACCCGTCCAAGATGGAGCACCGCAGGCTGGCCAAGAAGGATCAGGAAAATGCGGCAGCGGGCAACCCGACGCGCTTGGCGGAGCAGTATGAAAACGACTGGGTGGGCAGACGCGCCCAGCGGATCATTGGAGCCCCTGCCGAGGCCCCTGCGCAGGCAGCACCGGCGGCACCGGCAGCCGCCGCAGGCGCTGCTGCTGGTCGCACCAAACCAGACATCAGCAGAATCACGGGTGCGCCTTCCGGCTCGTCCGTGGGCGATTTTGTGCAAGGCAGAGGATGGGAAATCAAGGACAGAAGCGGTAAGCTAATCGGGTACGCTCCAGTAACGAGGTGATGAATGCGATTCGTACCCCTGTCAGAAATTGAAGCGCAGGAGCAAACACTTCAGTTTGTCCCTCTGCAAGCCGAGCCCCCGCCCGCAGCGGAACCTGTTGTTTCTCCCGAGGAGCTGGCGGCACCGCCCGGCGGTGTTGTGACGCCCGGTGGCGCCGTCATGGTGCCGCCTCGCGTGGGCCGCAGGCCGCCGAGTGAAGGCGCCCCGGCTGCCGCATCCAGAGATCGCAGTCGCCAACGTGACACCACTGCGGCACCCCCGGCGCCCCCAGTCGCTGCGGCAGCGCCCACTGGGCCCGAGCTGCGCCCGTGGGAGCCAACCCTGTGGGAGAGGTTCCTCAACCTGTTCCCAGGTGATCGCGCCAAAGCAGCCAATGAGGCGCTGGCCCGTCGCATTGCCAAGGAAAAGAACATCCCGGTGGACGAAGCCTACCGGCAGATGAAGGAGGCGCTTGGCGTGCGCGGCGTCATGGGCACAAGGCCGTCTGGCCAGCCCATGTTCAACCCGGAAGGACGCGCTCCGATCAAGGCAACCACTGAGGCTGTGCCGTATGTGGTCGAAGGCATCCTTGACATCCCCAAGGGGATGGCCGAGGCGGCTTTGCGCGCCTACCGTGCTGGTGACATCGACAGCACGATAGACACCGGGTATGTGGACAGAACCATCACCTACCTTGGCAATGACGCCAAGGACATCTTTATCCCCAACTTGCCTGAGCGCATGGGGTTGCGTCGGGATGACCCGAACTACCAAGGCTTCATGGGCTTGGGCAAGAGCCTGGGCTACAGCCTCACCACGATGGTGGCATCGGCCATCACAGGCACTGGCGCCACGGCGGCAACCGGCAACCCGATAGTTGGTGTTGGCGCTGGCATGGCCACGTCCGGCACGCTGGCGTACCGGGCCAGCAAGGACGACTTCCTTGACCGGCTGCGCACCAAGCTAAACGATGATTCCAAGCGGGTGTTTGGCCGGGCGCTGAGCGCCGCTGACTGGAACAAGGCCAAGAAGGAATTCAACGCCGCCGCCGTTGAGTACGGGGCTTGGGAGGCGATCCCGGAGGCCATCAGTAACGCAATCTTCTTGCGGGCCTTTGCTGCACCGGCCAAGGGGGCGCCCGGCGCCAAGCTGGCTGGGTACATCCAGAAGGCCAATTCGTTCGCTGCCGAGAACCTTACGGAAACGGCCACCGGCATGGGCCAGAACGCCGCCGAGCTGAAGGCTGGCCTGACCGAGGACGAAATCACGGTTGCGGACGCCTTCAAGCAGCAGTTCATCCAGACGGCCATCACGATGGGCGTTATGGGTGGCGGCATGAAGGGCAAGGATCTGGCCGTCAAGTTCTACAACGAGCAGGTTCTGCCCAAAATAGATCCGGCCTCCGCACTGGCCAAGGCCATCAAGGCGGACATCGATGCCGTGGCATTCAGTCCCCAGGCCATCAAGCAGGAGGCTGCATTCTTGGCCCGCACGGGAGCCCAGCCGCGCACACTGGCCGAGCTGGCACGGCAGCGCCCCGTGGGCCCAGTGCCGCCCGGAGGTGCGCCCGCCGGAGGAGAGCCGCCAGAGGAGCCTGCTGCACCGCCTGCCGCTGGTCGCCGAGTGGAGCCCGAGCTGGGTGAGCCAACCGCTGGCCCAGAGGCTGGGGGGCGCATTGAGCCGCGCGTCGATTTCGAGGCCCTGCCACCATCTCAGGGGGCCGAGCCCAGCCTGACGTTTGTGCCTTTGGATGAGTCGGAAGGCCGGGCAGAACCGACGTTTGCCATCTCGCCTGAAGAAGAAGCCCTGGCCGACCGGATTCTGGATTTAGAGTCCCGGCAGTTTGGCCTGTTCACGCCAGACGGAAACCCGCCGCGCGCCGGATCCCCGGATCGCAAACAGTTTGACGACCTTCAAAACCAGATCGCCGATGCGCGGGCTGAGCTGTTCAGCTTGCAAACCGGCGAGCCAATCACGCGCCTGCCTGAGATTGCGCCGCCCCGTGAGCCCCGCGCGCCGGGCGCCCGAGAGGTGCCAACCATCCCCGGTATGCCCACCGGAGAGGAGCTGGCCGAGCAGCCCGCACCGGTAACACCCGTTACCCTGGCTGAAGTGGCCGCCGCGCCAGCCGTAACACCTGTTACCCCTGCCCAGCCAGCGGTGCCGCAAGGCATCCAGCCCACGACGGCTGCTGTTGCTGTGCCTGAAGCGCCCACCGTGCCACCGGTCACCAAGCCGCGTGAGTTTGAGCCTGCGCCCCAGAACAACGAGGCCCAGGGCATGACCACGGTGGAGGTGCCGCTGGATCAGCTCACGCTGTCCACGGACGTTCCCCAGTTCAAGATTGGCGCATCCGCCAAGGGTGTGGTGGAGCCGTTGGGTGGCAAGTTTGAGCGTACCGGCGTGGCACCGATTCAGGTCTGGCGCAGGCTGGACGGTTCGATGGAGGTGATCTCCGGGCGGCACCGTTTTGATCTGGCGCAGCGCAGCGGTGAGTCAACCATCCCCGCCCAGATTCACGATGAGGCCAAAGGGTTCACCCGCGACCATGCAGCAGTGCTTGACGCGGAGCTGAACATCCGCGACGGACAAGGAAAGGCGAAGGATTATGTCAACTACTTCAAGGAAAGCGGCATCGACCGCGAAACAGCCGAGTCAAGGGGACTACTGGCAAGGGCGACGGGCAAGCGGTCTTTCACCATCGCAACTCAAGGCAGTGATGAACTCATTACCGCAGTTCGTGCCGACCAAATTGGCGACGAAGCCGCGTTCTACGTCGCGCTGAATGCGCCCAATGATTCGCGTCTTCAGGCGGTAGGGATCAATGCCATCAACGATGGCAAGTCCATGAACACCGCCATCAACATGATGCAGGCGGTCAAGGCTCTTGCTGGTGAGCAGGCCATGACCACCGACATGTTTGGCTTTGATGACAGCGCGATCCGCGAGGCCGAGGAGATGGCCAAGATCGCTGCGCGCAAACAGCGGGAGATCCAGACCCGCCTGTCGGCCATCAGTGGTGCCGCCAAGAACCCTGCGGTGGCCAAGGCCGAGGGCATTGACATCAAGGATCCCGAGGCGGTCAAGCGGCGCATCGATGAGCTGCGCCAGCGCAAGGTAGCCTGGGACAACTGGTCAACCAGCCCGGAGCTAATTGCAGAGATCCGCACCGAGCGCGGCGTGGCTCCGCCTATGCTGACCCCTGTTGAGCGGCCCGCCGAGCCGTTGCTGACCGCCCAGACGCCAGAGGAGCTGCGTGAGCGTGCCGAGCAAGAGGCGGCAGAGACAAGGCGCAAGACGCTGGCAGATCAGGAGATGGAGCGCAAAGAGCGCGCTGATCGGGCCCGTGATGAGTTTGTGCTGACCGGCAGCGACCGGCCTGCTGACGAGGCTGCTGCCCGTGGCCAGGAAGATCTGTTTGCGGCGCCCCCTGCTGCCGCACCGGCCCCTGCGCCAGCTCCCGCACCAAAAGCCGAGGCAACGGATTCGCAAGATCGCACCATCGGCATGACGCGGGCCCAGTACCGCGAAGACCAAGCTACGCGCGGGCAGAGCACAAGCGCCGCGCTGGGCGTGAAGCCAGCAGGCATGACTCCCAAGACGCTGTTGGACAAACACGGAGAGAAGAACGTCCGACTGTTGGCGCGCCTGTATGGCGTGGAGGTCAAAGACAAGAACACGATGGCCCAGAAGCTCATCGACTTGTTCAACGGCATGGCCACGATGGATGGCTACACCCAGCCTCAGTTGGAGTCCATGACGCTGGCGAAACTCAAGCCGCTGGCCAACGAAATAGGCACGTCAACAAACGGCTCCAAGGCAGAAATCATCAGGCGACTGATGGCGTTTGCCCCCAATGCGCGCCGCCAGTTTGAAGACCGTTTGCAAGACCTCAAGCACAGGGCCGCCATCACCAACGCCGTGCGTCAGGGCAAAGAAATTGCAGATGAAGTTCTGAAGGACTACCCTGAGCTGGTGCTGTACGCCAGAGAGCGCGGCAGCGACATGTACAACAAGGCTGCCCGCGACATGGCCTTGAAGATGACGCGCGATGTGCGCGGCATGGACATGAAGGCAGAGGCAGAAAACCTGCGCCAATCACTGACCGGCATCGAAGATCCAAAGGAGCGCCAAGTCACGGAAGACGTGGCCAACGCCATCGATGCGCTGCACCAGAAGATGTTTGGCGAGAAAGAGGCTGAGCCAACGGATGCGCCCGATGAAAATGACCCAGGCTTCCGTGGTGCATCGGACGAGGAAGTGTCTGATGTTGCTGATGCGTTCCAAGGCGCCAAACAGGCTCAGGACGCAGATACCATCACGCGAGTGTTTGACGCGCCCAAGAAGGCGGACATTGTGCGCATCGAGGAGAAGGCGCGCATCTTTGTCAAGGACGCGGGCTACCTGACTGTTGAGCAGGCCAAGCAGCGCATTGAGGAGTGGAAGCGTAACGCCCAGGCGCAAGGCGACACACGGCGCAACTCTGAAAAGATCGTCCTGTCTTTGTTTGACATGACCGGCGAGTGGAGCAAGCCTTGGGATGAAGCCGGGTATCAGGTGTTCCGCTTTGACATCCAAGAAGACCCAGAAATGGGTGATGTCAACAAGTTTTCTGCCGAGTTCTTCAACGACCTGTATGGCGCGTTTGAAGGTCAGGACATCTACGCCATCCTCGCTGCCTGCCCATGCACTGACTTTGCATCCAGCGGGGCCCGGCACTTTGCAGCCAAGGATGCCGATGGCCGCACCGTGGAGTCCGTCGAGCTGGTGAGGCAAACCCTGGCCACCGTCGAGTATTTCAAGCCTTCCGTGTGGGCCATTGAGAACCCGGTTGGGCGCATTGAAAAGCTGACCGGCCTGCCGCCGTGGAGGCTGTCGTTCAACCCGAACCATTTTGGGGATCCGTACACCAAGAAGACGCTGCTGTGGGGCCGCTTCAACGCGAACCTGCCCATAGCCCCCGTGGAGCCTGTCGAGGGTTCCAAGATGCACCGCATGTACGGCGGCAAGTCGCAGGAAACCAAGAATGCCCGCAGCGTCACGCCGGAGGGGTTTGCCTACGCCTTCTTCCAGGCCAACAATGCCGTGGACAACCCGGTCATGGCATTGGCCAACAAGTACGACATGATGTCGCCGGAGGTCTTCCGAGAGGCCGTGGCGGCTGGCATGAGCGACAAGCAAGTCGCTGATGTGGTGGATGACCCCTACTACTTTGGCACCGACTATCAGGCCGCAGATCGTGCGCTGCTGGATGAGGTGGAGCGCCTGGGCGCCGCGCCGCTGACTGAGCAGCAGATCCAGAATGAGGCGGAGTTCGTGGAGACAGTGGCCAAGGACGCGATGGAGCGCATGGCCGGTGATTTCATGGTGGGCGATCAGGTTCGGTTTGGCAACACGCCGGGCGTGGTGATCGGACTGGAGGGCGACTATGTGCGCTTCCGCCCGGATGCAGCCAAGTCGCCCAAGGCATACCAGCGAGTTCTGAAGTCTAACCTGACCTTCGTGGCTCGGCCTGACATCTCTGGCACGTCGGCCTACTCCAAGGCGCAGGACAACAAGTTTGGCGAGGAGGCCGGGCAGCTCAATGCTGACATGGGCAACTTGATCCAGTTGCTGGGCGCGAACATGTACGCCGCCAACCTTGCAGACGTGTCCGTGAAGGAGTTGCTGCAAAACGCCTTTGATGCCGTCAAGGGCGCCGTGTCCAGCAAGAAGGCCCAGTCACTGTACAAGTCTGGCTCGATTGAGATCACGCTCAACACGAGCGACCGCACCATCTCCATTAAGGACAACGCTCGGGGCATGACGCCCCAGATCGTGCGCGATGCGTTCTTCACTGTGGCCGGTTCAGAAAAGTCTGACCTTGATCCAAGTGAGCGCAGCGGCGGCCTGGGCTTGGCCAAGATGGGCTTCATGCTGGGCGCTGATCGGCTGCAACTGGACACCGTGCGTGACGGCGTGCGCGTGACCGTGGACACCACGGCCAAGGACATCGCCAACAACAACTTCAAGATCGTCAAGTCGCCAGCACCCAAGGGAGAACACGGCACCACTGTTACGGTGCAGATCCCCGAGAAGTACATTGACCCCAAGACTGGTGACGCCAAGGACATCTGGTTCCCTTGGGGCCTGGACTACATTGACCCGCTGAACAAACCGCTGATCGGGCCCGTTGAGGTCAAGGTCAAGATGCAGTCGTTTGGCGACACCATCGAGAAGACGCTCCCAGTGGGCGTGAATTTCCCCGAGGACAAGTTCCAGAAGTTCAAGGCCAACTTTGAATGGGGCTCGGCTGACATCTACTTTGGCGTGGAGCGCAAGCTGCGCGGCTCTGAGCATCGCGTGTTGTCCAGCGGCGTGTATCAGTTCGATGACCGGTTCCAGATCGGCAACGAGAAAATCCCCTACGACATAATCATCAACGTCAAGCCAAACGTCGATGCGCGTCACCCTGACTACCCGTTTGAGAACAGCCGCGAGAGGTTCAAGGGCAGGCTCAAAAAAGACATTGAGTCGATGGAGGCATATCTTGGCCAGATCTCGCGTGGCTACGAGGCCGCTGGTCTGCAAGAGTCGTTCAAGGGCATCGTGTCCATGCCGCGCGTGGAGGCGGGGGCAGAGATTGCGAGCGTCACCGAGAAGCTGAAGAAGACCTTTGGCACCCAGGGTGCAGAGGCGCCCGCTGAGTTGAAGCCGCTGCCAAAGGAGGTGAGCATCACCCCTGATGCGGTGACAGATGCGATCACCAAGAAGGTGCTGCTGAAGATTGAGAAGGCCGTCGAGAAGGAAAAGGAGTCTACGTTTGCGGGCGAGAAGGCGCCCCAGTCCAAGGACTTCCTGATCGATCTCAAGCAGGATCCAAGCCTGCCCATCTTCCACAACAACACCAACGTGGACTATCTGGAGATTGGCCGCAAGTTTGGCGAGCCAGAGAAGTTCTTTGCCGAGCTTGGCACGCTCATCGTTGAGATGAAGGAAGATCTGGCCAAGAGCGGCATCTACGGCTATGAGGCGCTGGCCCCCAACAACCTGTTCTTTGGCGGCGTGTCTATCGACAAAGAGTACGGCGGCCTGCACTTGAAGGTGCCATACAAGGCGGTTTTCGTGAACCCCTTCTATGACTGGGGTGCTCGCACGCTGTTTGGCGTTCGCCAGAACCTGTTGAACACCATGATCCATGAAATCGCCCACACTGGGTCAATGGATCACGGGGTTGCCCACAACGGCCAGATGATCAAAGTCGAGCAGTACCTTTCGGACGAGGGGCTGATCGATTACTACCGGGACGCAATACTTGATGTGCTGCGTCGTCACGAGTCCGCATTCACCGCGATGAGAGAGGCGTATGGACAATCTACAACGAGAAACACTGCAAAGTCTCTTGAGGCTTACCAAAAAGACGCCGGAGCCGCATCGGCTAGAGGAGGTGCAGGCGGCGCTGAATACGCGCCTACAGCTCTATCAGAACGAGTCAGACAAGGCCGGGGCGCTGGTGTATCAGAGGCTCAAGCCGCTGGTCGAGAGGGCGAAGTCGGCGCAGGAGCTGGAGCAACTGGCTTCATAGAGGTTGACGGCGCACAGCGCCCGATTGCAAACAGCAAAGGGCAGCGCATTCACCCGACCGACGCCGGGCTGCGCAACTTCTGGCGCTGGTTTGGTGACTCGCAAGTGGTTGATGCCCAGGGCAGGCCGCTGGTGGTCTACCACGGCACGGGCTTCACCCAGGCTGGTGACGCCATCGTGTCCTTCCAGATGAGTGCTGGCCTGTACGGCGCAGGTGCATATTTCAGCGGCAACCCCGAGCGCGCGGCCAACTACGCCAAGGCTGGTCAAGGCACCGTCTACCCGGTCTACGTTCGGTTGACCAACCCCATTAGCATTGATGACTACATCGAGCGGTTTGAAGGCACAACGCGCAGCGATGAGCGCGCATGGGATGCCCGGCAGGAGCTGCTGAACGACGGCGTGGACGGCGTGCTCAGTGAGCCCCGTGGGCCTACCCGCTTCTGGGAAGTGGTGGCGTTCAACGAGAACCAGATCAAGTCGGCCATCGGTAACCTTGGTACGTTCAACCCGGACTCGCCCAGCATCATCCAGAGCATTGAGCCTGCCGCCATTGGTGCGGTCGAGCCCTACAGTGATCAGGATGTGCTGGACTCCGAGCAACTGCGCAAGGAGCGGATCAAAGAGTACGCCACCCTGCGCGCCCAACTGGCCAGGGTGCCCAAGGAGGTGGCCGCTGGCCGTGCTGGCCTTGAGATGCAGGAAACTGTGTCCAGGCTGCTGGATCGCGCCCGCAACCTTCAATTCACCATCAAGGCGACCAAGCCCCGCCGTGACAGCGCCGAGCAGTTCTTGGCCAAGGCTTTGACCGAGTACGACGCTGGCAACATCTCTGCCGACGTGCTGGAGGTCATCCAAGCTGCCTACGCCAAGACGCCCGATCTGCTGGAAGGCTTGCTGCTGCGCGTGCGTGCGGCGCCCAAGGGGGGCATGGCTGCCGGTGACTTTATGCCGTGGCAGCGGATCATCCGCCTGTACAAGGGCACGTCTGGCGTGCGCAACCCAGCCACCATCCGGCACGAGCTGGCCCACACGCTTGAGCAGATGATGACGCCCGAGCAGCGCATGGCTTTGGTGCAAGCCTGGGGCAAGGCCCTGTCTCGCGCCATCAAGCAAAACCCGGACGAGCTGCACCAGAAGTATTTCAACGCGGTGCTGGACTTCTTGGACAACCCGACCAATGCCAGCTATCGCAAGGCGCAGGAGGCGCTGCCCAGCTACGACATGTACCAGTTCATCAACCCGTCGGAGTTCTGGGCGGTCAACGCCGAGAAGCTGATGGCGGCCCAACTGGGTGGCGCATGGGACAAGTTCAAGCGCGCCGTCCGCCGCATGTGGGAAGGCGTCAAGAGCGTCTTGGGCTTTGACAACCGCTCCGAGATTCACAGGGTATTTGGCCAAGTGATGGGCGGCAGCCGGGAGCGCCTTGGCGAAGACATGCTGGTGGACATGGTGTCTGCCACGGGCGGCAAGTTTGTGACGCTGGAGAACATCGAGGACGACAGGAAGCTGGTGGAGAAGTACAACCGGCCCAGGACGCCGATGCTCAACACCAAACCGATTGCCACCTTCGTGAACCAGCAGTTCAAGAACGGCAAGGAGTTTGTGCAGGATGCCGTGGCCAACCCGCGTGAGGCGATGGTGGGCACGGGTGATGCCGTGATGGACGGCCTGATCTACCTGCGCAACAAGAACGTCTGGTACGGATCCGGTCTGGAGGCCAGGGACTTTGACCAGTACAACGGCGAGCTGCGCACGTCGGAGGGCATTGCCACGGCCTCCGTGGCTTTGGACAACGCCATCCGCAGCGGCAACATCGGCGTCGAGGTGATCTTCCGTGGCGGCATCGAGTATGACGCCAAGTCGAACAACTTCGTCGCCGTCAACCGCCGCATGGGCATGAAGGGAGTCTACGAGGCCGAGGGCGAGCTGAAGAAGCAGTTGGGCGACCAACTGGGCACCGACATCATTCAGGGCTATCTGGAGGCCAAGCGTTCGATCAGCATCATGGACGAGCTGTACGACCGCGAGGCGGCCTTTGAGGCGGCCAAGGACACACTGAAGATGCTGCGCGAGTCTGGGGCGGAACCAGAAGACATTGCCCAGGCCAAGGCTGTTGCAGAGGCTTTGGCCACGGATGTGGACAACATCAAGAAGGCAGTCTCCTCAGTCAACATGTCCGAGGACGAGATGTACGAGTTTGCCGCTCTGGATCAGAAGCACCCCGAGCTGCGGCAGATCATGGACAACTGGACTGCCGTGAACCAGAACCTGCTGAAATTCTGGCGTCAGGTGGGCCTGATCTCGCAGGGCCGTTACGAAACGCTGGCGGCAATCAAGGACTATGTGCCGTGGTATCGCATCATGGCCGACGAGGAGGACGTGCATTCGCCTCTGCAATCGACCACAAGGGCGCTGACCAACATCGGGCGCGAGAAGCTGTTCAAGCGCGGCAAGCCTATTGCGGTGGTGGACTTCCGCGCTACCGCTGGCCAGAAGGACTTCAAGATCCAGCCCTCCTCTGTGGTGAAGGTTGAAGTCAACGGCGCGCCGGTTGCCGACGAGCTGGTGTCAGTGGCGCCGGACGGCCAAGTGCGCCTGGACATGGATCTGGAGGAGAACGATCTGGTGGTCTTCAAGACCAACCGCGAGATCGAGAACATCATCGACAACATGACGCGCAACGTCATGCGCATGACGATGAATGGCATCCGCCAGTTCGCTGCCAACCGCATCGTGATGGAATACGCCAGCCGCAATGCCAACGACAAGATCATGACCTTCCCGTCTGTTGACAAGGACAAGGGCAGGTTCAACTGGATCGTCAACGGCAAAAAGGTTGTGGTCGAGATTCAGGATCCGCTGGTGGCCTCATCGATCTACGGCATGGAGAACCTGAACCTCCAAATGTGGGCGCCGCTGGCGATGGTGGCCAACCTGACCCGTCGCTCAATCACTTTGTCCGGCGTGTTCCAGCTCAAGCAGGTGTTCAAAGACGCCCCGACCGCTGCGCTGGTGACTGGCGTGAAAAACCCGCTGGCCCTGATCGGAGGCGTGTGGAAGGGCTTCCTGACCAGCCTGACCAACACCGACCCCGCTGTGGACATCCTCAAGGCTGCGGGCATTGGAGGCTTCCACAGCCCCGCCAGAACGCCCGAGGCGGAGATCAAGCGCCGCCTGGGCATCATGAACCGAAACGTGTTCAGCGCCCTGATCAAAGGGTTGGATCACATCGGCGATGCCTCCGACATGGCGCAGCGCGTGGCCGTGTACAAGCGCGTGCTGGCCGAGACTGGGGACGAGACTAGGGCCCTGTTTCAAGCCGCCAACGTCATCAACTTCCTGCACCACGGCTCTGCTGGCTACGCCCAAGCTGCGGTCAAGGTGGTGCCGTTCCTTGGCGCCTACGCCAACGCGATGGACGTGCTGGTGCGGGCCTTGGTGGGCGGCGGCCTCAAGGGCATGAGCCGCAAGAAGGCGCTGGCCCGGCTGGGCATCACCATGACCATGCTGGTGAGCCTGTCGGTTCTGTACGCCATGCTGGCCGGTGGGGATCCAGAGTACGACGAGCTGGACGACCAGACCAAGCTGAAGAACATCATCATCCCCGGCACCAAGATCATCCTGCCGATGAACACCAGTGCGGCCTACTTCTTCAAGGCCCTCCCTGAGCTGATCTACAACGTGGTCACGCGCGAGGGGACGGAGAGCGAGTACGACCGCCGCCGGATCCGCAAGGCGCTGGCAGACGCTGCCCGCGACATGCTGCTGGGCCCGGAGCCCATCCCTGCGGGCGTCAAGCCGGTGCTGGAGGTTGTCATCAACCACAACTTCTTCACTGGCCGCACGGTCATCCCGGAGGGCTTGAAGGACGTGCAGGCAGCCGAGCAGTACACGGCCACCACCTCGGAGCTTGGCAAAAAGCTGAGCGCCATGCTGGCCATCCCCGGCACGGACGGCAAGCGCGTGCTGAGCCCAATCGAGGCCGATCACATCATCCGTGGCGTGTTTGGCACCGCAGGCGCAATGGGCCAGTGGGTGAGCAACTCCATCGGTGCAATTGCCGAAACACGGCCAGAGCCGTCAGCCAGGGAGGCCCCGATCACCGGCAGCTTCCTGCGCGAAGACGTGCCGCGAGGCCGCGAGGATCTGTTCTACGACTTCAAGGATGCAGTCTTCCAGAAGTACAAGACGTGGCAGAAGATGATTGACCGCGAGGACTTTGACGCGGCAGATGAGTACCTTGCCAAGAACGGCGATGTGGCTGCCATGTACGAGTACATCAACGAGACTGAGGCGGAGCTGAAGGACATCAACTCTGAGATCCGCAGGCTGGGCGAAACGCGCAGCAAAGATCAGACGCCGAAGGAGCGCCGCGAGCAGATCGATGAGTTCAAGCGGCTGCGCAACGAGATCCTTGATCCGGTCAAGGAGCTGCGGCGGGAAGTGCTGAAGTAAAAGGGCGGGGGCGCGAAGCCCCCGCAAAGATGGCAACTGCTGTGAAGCAGCGGCCTCAGTTTATGGGCAGGATCAGGATGGTGCAATGACCGCCCGGCTCAACCTTTTGCCGGATCACATGCAGCTCATCGATCTGGCTGTCTGATTCGTAGCAGCCAGCGTGCTCGCAGGCGTCCAGCAGCGCCTTCAGAATGTTGTCCACGTCCCTTGCCCTCCGGTCTGGGGGGAACAGGGCTATGTGGACGGCCAGACGCCCCTCTAGGCCAATGATGCCCTGCTGGGCACATTCCTCTGCCACCGCCTCCCGAAAGACCCTACCGGCCTTGCTGATGAAGCGCGTGTTGCCCCGCGCCAGCCAGTATTTGTTGACGCTTGGAGGCCAGGGCAGGAGGAGCTGGATGGGGTTTTGCATGGGGATAAGGGTAACAGTGTTACCCAGAATATAGCAGATGAATTGATATGGGTACAACCTGTTGACATCGCACATGAATTGCCGCACAATGAATTCATGTTTAACCACCTGAAGGAGTGAAAGCGATGCAAAGTCAATGGGAGCGTCAGATGGCCCGAGAGCGGGCCCGTAACATCGTACTGGGGATAGCGGGAACCATCACATGGTTTCTGTCGGTTGCCTCCCTGGTCAAGTACCTGTGGGGGCTGTGATGTTGACATTCCAAAATGTTTCGCCCATACTGAAGCCTTTTGGAGGTTGACATGGGAAAGCCGAAGGATGCAGCACTGAGCCAGTGTGCGCTGAATGAGATGTTCGAGTACCGGGATGGCGTTCTGTATTGGAAGCCAAAGCCAGCAGGAACAGTTGATGGCAATGGATACATGCAGACCGGGATCAAGGGCAAGTATTTCAAAAATCATCGCATCATTTTTTTGATGCACCACGGCTACCTGCCAGACCTGATAGACCACATAGATGGGAACAAAAGAAACAACAGAATCGAGAACCTGAGAGAGGCAAGCAACAGCCAGAACAACTACAACAAGCGATTGCAAAAGAACAATCGCTCTGGAGTTAAGGGGGTTCACTGGGTTGAGAGATTCAAGAAGTGGAGAGTCAGGATTGGAGTTGATGGCAAAGATTTGCATGTTGGGTATTTTGAAAAGTACGAAGACGCAGTATTTGCCGCCACCAAAGCGAGGATGGACAACCACAGACTTTTTGCTAGGAGCAAGTGATGAAGTTGACAAACAAATTTAATTTACCGCAGACCTTTGTGAATGTTCTGCATCGTCCAACCTACAGCAAGGGCCGGGCGAACCTGTCGGTCACCCAGTTGATCAACAGCCCAAAGATCGTGGCCCTGACCCAGAAGTTCCAAGACGAGCTGGAGGAGGACGTGGCCGACATGGTGTGGTCACTGTTTGGATCCGCCGTCCACAATGTTCTGGAGCACGGCAAGGACAAGAACCACGTCATCGAGGAGCGCATCCATGCCGAGCTGGATGGCTGGCGCGTCAGCGGCGCCGTCGATCTCCAGATCATCAACGAGGATGGCTCGATCAGCATCCGCGACTACAAGACCACCAGCGCCTGGGCGGTCATGAACGACAAGATTGACTGGGAGTACCAGCTCAACATCTACGCTTGGCTGGTCGAGTCGCAAAAGCAGCGGCCCATCAAGGATCTTGGCATCGTGGCCATCATCCGCGACTGGAGCCGCCGTGACGCTGGCACCCGTGAGGGATACCCAGAGGCGCCGATCAAAGAGCTGCCGATCAAATTGTGGCCAATGGAGCAGCGGGAGGAGTTTGTGCTCAGCCGTATCGCTCAGCATTCGGCCTGCGAGTTTGCGATGGAGGCCGACGAGCCGCTGCCCAAATGCACACCGGAGGAGATGTGGGAGAAGCCCACCATCTACGCCGTGCGCAAGAAGGGCAACGTGCGAGCCAAGTCGCTTCACGAATCCGAGGCAGAAGCCAACGCAGCCGCTGAGAAGTTGGGCAAGGACTACGAGGTAGAAGTCCGGCCCGGTGAACGCACGCGCTGCGCGAACTTTTGTCCGGTGAACGCCTACTGTCAGCAGTGGCGGGATTACCAAGATGGATGGATTGAAACAACCAAGGAGTGAGCATGTCTGCAAATGAGCAACAAGTCGGTGGCGAACACTACCGCCACAAGAGCATCCAGCCGTGGGACTACATCGCGGCCAACGGCCTCGGGTTTTTCGAGGGCAACATCGTGCGCTACGTCAGCCGCTGGAAGGAAAAGGGTGGCGTGCGCGATCTGGAAAAGGCCCGGCACTACATCGACAAGCTGATCGAGTTGTCGAGTGACGCGCTGCAAAGCAACACCATCACCGTCGCCGCCATTGACGATGCGTTTGAGAAGAAGGGCAACGGCATCGTGGTGCTGAAGAAGGTCAAGCGTGGCCGCAAGCCCAAGGCTCAGTATGGCCTGAAGGCCGATGGCACCCCGTACTTGCGCCGCCCCCGCAATTGGAAGGAGTAATCATGGAGATCGCTGTAAAAGCCGAGGGCAACCTCGATGACGCAAGCTACTCAAGCTACATCCAGCGCATGAGCGCGCGGGTGTACAAGATCATTGAGAGTGGCCAGCCCCTTTTCAAGACCAGCGCCCAAGATCTATTCACGGTCTATCTCGACGCGCTACCCCAAGAGGATCGGCAGTATCACAACTGCTCATGCTGCCGCCACTTCATCAATCGCTTTGGCGGTCTGGTGACGATCAGCGACGATGGCATCACCTCCTCTGTCATGTGGGAAGCGGAAGAAGCGCCTGCCTACTACCGCTCTGTGGTGACGGCTCTGCGCAACAAGGTCGCCCGAGCTGGCGTGGTTAGCCCGTTCCTGTCTGCCGATGAGGAGTGGGGTGACTTTCAGACTGGCCAGTGGACGCACTTCGCTGTGCGTCAGCCGCGCTCGGCCCGATTCTTCAGCGGACTGCTTACGCCCGGCCAAAAGATGGCCGAGAAGCGCGAGGACTTCAAGAACGTCAGTCGCGCCCTGTCTGAGTTCACCAAGCCGATGGTGGCCCAGGCTCTGAAGCTGTGCGACACCGACTCCTTGTACCGCAGCGAGAAGGTGCTTGGCAACGCCCGGTGGCTGCACGACTTGCAGGAGAAGATGGAGAAGGTGGCCGTGCCGCGCAACTACCTGTGGAAGGCCGTGGCCCTGGCGCCCGCTGGGTTCTGCCATGTGCGCAGCTCCATGATCGGCACGCTGTTGGAGGACATTGCCGCTGGCATGGACTACAACACCGTGGCTCGCCGCTTCAAGGAGAAGATGCACCCCCTGCAATACCAGCGCCCCCAGGCTGCACCGGCTGCCGGGAGCATCAAGCGTGCGGAGGAGATTGTCGAGAAGCTGGGCATCGCCCCTTCGCTGGAGCGCCGCTTCGCCACGCTGGCCGATGTGCAGCAGTGGCTTTGGGTGCCCAGCGCCGAGGAGATTGCCAAGCCCAATGGCGTGTTTGGACACCTCAAGGCCAAGAACAGTCAAGATGTGGCCGACATGAAGGTGCCGCCCGTGGTCATGACTTGGGAAAAATTCCAGCGTGTCGTGCTGCTGGGCGCCGACAGCATCCAGTTCTACGTCCGCCCTGGCCGTGGCCCGTTCACCGCGATGGTGACGGCTGTGCATCCAGATGCGCCGCCCATTCTGTTGTGGGATCACGAGGAGCATCGCAACCCTGTGTCCTCCTATGTGTGGCACTCTGGGTCGCCGTGCGAACAGTGGGGCTTGAGTGCTGGCTGGGTGGACGTAACAGGTGTTACCTACCGTCCGCACATGTGGTCTGGTGAGTACCCCAACCAGACGACCGGCGTGATCTTCCTGCTCAAGGGTGCAACCGAGTCCCGAAACGGCGGCTTGGCTCTGTTCCCCGAGATCTTGAAGGGTGAGTTGCGCGAGGTACGCTCTGTCATCGAGGCCCACTCCCGCAGCGCGGAGCTGGCCGACATGCGCCAAGGCAATGCCAACGGTATTGGCTTTGACAAGGGCAAGGCTGGGTTTGAGTACCTGTTTCGCGTGACGAGCAAGGGCCAGACCGTGGACTACAAACTAGACCGTTGGGACTGATCATGGAAGCCACTATCTCATTCACACCGATGCCCATCTCGGACATCAAGTTCCAGCACGGCGAGGACTTTCTGGTCTACGCCCCGCTGGATGACATCACCGGCTTGGAGCTGGCCAACATGATGCACCTGTTCACGATTGCAACATTGCAGTCCAGCAACAACGGGTGGTATCTATATGACTACCCCGAATTTATCGAGCGCAAACGACTCATGCGCCATTTCAAAAAGGAACCAAAATGACCGTTCACAAGAAACTCATGGATGCACGCATCGCGCTGCACGCCATGCCACTGAAGAAGTCGGGGTGGAATGACTTCTCCAAGTATTCCTACTTTGAGCTAGGCGACTTCCTTCCCGAGACTCTGAAGCTGTTCCACGCATCCAACCTGTGCGGCGTTGTGACCTTTGAGGTGGAGATCGCCAAGCTGACGCTGACGGATCTGGATGACGGCACCGAGCTGGTTATCACCAGCCCGATGGCCGAGGCCGCGCTCAAGGGTGCGCACGCCATTCAGAACCTGGGTGCGGTGCAGACCTACATGCGCCGCTACCTTTGGGTCACTGCGATGGAGATCGTTGAGAACGACTACCTTGATCACGTCCACAACAAGAACGCACCAGCACCTTCTCCCAGGGCGCCCAAGCCTGCGGATCCGCCTGCGCCTCGCTCAGTGGCACCCAGGCCACCGGCCACCATAACGGGCCAAGAAGGCGCTTGGCAACTGAAGGTGACCTTGGAGCACGGGGGTGACATTCAGAACTGGCTGGGCGTGATTGATGACGCCTGCAAGCTGGCGCTTGAGATGGCGCAGAGCGAAGCGGACGTGATGGCAATCTTCAAGAAGAACAAGCAACTGTTCGATGAAGTCAAAAAGCAAGACGCCGATTTCTTCAGGGGCCTGATGGCCAAATTCACAGCGGCCAAGAGCCAATTCACGGAGGCAGCATGAGCAATTTTGTACCGAAACCCAACACTGGGACGTTGTGGCCGAACGACCGCAAAACATCGGCCAACCAGCCTGACATGCGCGGTGATCTGGCGCTTGACCGCACATTCCTGCAAGACATGATTGACAAGTCCGAGGGTGATCTGGTGAAGATTCAGATCTCCGCATGGGACAAGGTGATCTCTGGCAAGAACTGCCTGTCTATGAGTGCATCGGCGCCCTATGTAAAGCCTGATGCCCAGTCTGGCGGCCAGCAAGCAGGCGGCTATCAGCGGCCCGGCGCCAGACAGCAACCCGCGCCAGCTCCTGAGCGAGATGTTCCCGATGAAGACATTCCTTTTTGACGTGAGGAGAACACTATGAACTGGGGTGGCATTGCATTTGTGGTGTGGATCATCGCGGCGTGGTTCACGCATATCGTCGTCTGCCTCTCAACGGCGGCATGGGGCTTCCTGATTGCAGGGGCCCTGCTGTTTCCGATTGCATGGGTGCATGGCACGGGCATCTGGTTTGGGTGGTGGTGATGAAGACCTCCCAATTTGAAGCCGTCAAGGTTGCGCTCAAGCAGGACAAGACAGGCTACGTCCTGACCTTGTGCCTGCACCCGGACGAGATCCCGGAGGAGCTGCTGCGCGACTATGTGGGCGCCCGGTATCAGGTGGTGATGGTGAGGCTGGACGGACACGAACAGCCTATGGATCGGCAGGAGGAGTTTGCCGGTGACCGTGCCATGAAGATTGCCGGGGCCCTCTGCCGCGATGAGCGGTTCTGGGTTTACCTGCATGACGACAACCAGATCATCGAGCCCAATGAGCTGGAGGCCGTTGAGTGGCTGCGCGAGTACCTTGGGGTGTCTTCGCGCGCCGACCTCAAAACCAATCACGAGGCCAGGATCCGCCTGGAGTCAATCAACATGGAGTTCACGAAATGGAAGCAAGGAAACTGATCCCATATTCGGTGTACCTCCCTCCTGAGTATCACGCGAAGCTCAAGGAAGTGGCCAAGGAACGAAAAGCCTCGGCCATGATCCGCGATGCAATCCTGATGATCTTGGATGGGACGGACGCCTACAAGGGTGGGTACAACAAGGGCGTGCGAGACAGCGCGCAAGTGGTCTATGAATGCGATGAGGCCCAAATGGTGGCGGTCAAGGGCCGCGACCTTGGCGCCATTCTGACTGAGCGAATCAAAGAATTGGAGATGCGATGACGGATGCAATCGTAGGGGTAACAGGTGTTACCGCCGTTGGCGGAACCAACGACGAGTACGAGTTCACAACCAACTGGTTTGAGTACGGCGCCTTGATTTGGAGCAACATCATTGAGCACCTTCCGAAGCCCACGAGGCCGAGGAGGTTCATGGAGATCGGGTCTTTTGAGGGCCGCAGCGCCGTCTGGATGATCGAGAACATGATGAAGCCGGGCGACAGCCTGTACTGTGTGGACACTTGGGAGGGAGGGGCCGAGCACAAGAAGATTGACATGGAGGCCGTCGAGAGGCGGTTCGACAAGAACATCCAGACCGCCTTGGCCAAGACGGGGCTGAAAGCTGGCGACATTCACAAGATCAAGGGTTCATCGCTGTACACCTTGGCGCACCAGCTCCGCTGGCTGCCCACACCGTCCCAGCGGTTTGACTTCATCTACATCGATGGCAGTCACGAGGCGCCGGATGTGCTGACAGATGCGGTGCTGGCGTGGCCTCTGCTGCACTACGGCGGGATCATGGTGTTTGATGACTACCTGTGGGGCGACCCCAGGCTGCCGCTTGGCCGACCCAAGATTGCAATTGATGCCTTTATGAACATCTTTGGCGGTGAGATCAACGTGATGCACATCAGCTATCAGGTTGTCATCAAGAAGACGAGGTTGCCATGAATGACGCGCTGAAACATGAAATCATTGACCTGACGGTAGAGGCTGTAGAAAAGGCTTACAAGATGGGCCTGACAGCCGGAGTCAAGGCCGAAAGAGAGGCTTGTGCGAAGGTGGCCGACAAGTGGAGCAAACGTGACGATGACGTTGGTGCATTTATAGGCAGAGCCATCCGAGCAAGGGGGCAAGCATGAAGAAAATTCTTTGCTGGATTTTTGGACACCGCAACACCATCAGTTGCGTGGCCGATGGGCAAGTTACGCACGACAGGTGCGAACGATGCGGCGCTGATCTACCCATCGCGTACCCCCACCATCAATCAAGGGGGCAGTCATGATCCGTCTGACCTACACGCACATCTGCGACCTGTGCAAGAAGCACATTGACGAAGAAAAATTTGAATGCGCCAACTACCTGCTTGGCGAGTTCCCACGACCAAAAAACCACTACACCTATCAGATCGGTTACACGGCTGAAATGTGTAATGACTGCGCTGCGCCCATCATACAGGCCCGTTACGAGGTGATAGAGAAGTGGAAAAAGGAGCAAGCATGAAAGAAGACATCATCCGCATGGCGCGTGAGGCTGGGTGGCACGATGAACTTTTGTCGGTGTCATTCACGATGCCTTTGCTTGAACGCCTTGTCACCATCGCCGAAGACGCGATGGTAAAAAGAATGCACGCTGAAGGCTTTGTCACCGTCGGCCACATGCGCCAGCAGATCGCAGCCGAGCGCGAGGCGTGTGCGGAGGTGTGTGACAGCGAAGCCACGATTGAGGGCATAGCGCAGAGATGCGCCGCCGCCATCAGAACAAGGGGGCAGGTATGAGCGAGTTCGATGTCAGGGTCTGTGGAATACCTTGCGTCGTGCGCGTCATCCATTGGGAGCGGCACGTCCCTGCTCGCATCTCTGGGCCACCGGAGAACTGCTACCCCGCCGAGGGTGGATACGGCGACTACGAGCTGCTGGACAGGCGTGGGCGCCCGGCCAAATGGCTTGAGCGCAAGATGACCGACAGGGATAGGAACGAACTGGACGAGGCCGTCTTCAACCTCATGGAGAGTGGCGATGATTCCTTTGATGACTGGGAGAGATAAATGACTGAGCTTGAAGATCTGCGCCTCCAGTTGGAGCGCGAACGTGAATTGCGCAAGCGCATCTGCCGCGAGATTTACGAGGTTTGGGCTGGCAGCGATGGCATCCCTGCGCCTCAATCGCCATCTGAGGGGTATCTCATGAAGCTGTTGGATGACGTTAGAGACATTGCCAAAGGAGGGTTGCAATGAGCTACATCGTGGCATCTTTGCCGCCCTTGAAGTGCTTTGTTAAGCGAGAGTTTTTGTACAACCACACCAAGGGTCATGGCGAGTTTGAGCCTGCAATTTGGGTCAGCATCAAAGCACTGCGCGGCCAAGTGTTCCGCATTGAGTCGCTGCTGCCGAACTATGGCGCGCTGTACGACAAGCTGCCGATCAGCGCCTACGTTTGGAAAGAAGGACATGGCGACTTGCCTATCGACACGCTGCAACTGTGGGACTGCATGGGCTACCGCTTTACCGTGTGTGAGAAGATCGGCTTGCGTAATCTTGGTGTGAAGTTTTTAGGCAAGGACAAGCAGTGGCACCACGGGCACTATCTGTTTACGGTGGACTTCTGCGCTGACGGCATGGATGTAGACACCGGGTTTACCGAGCAAGCCGAGGAGCACAAGTCTTTCAACTTCATCAAATTAGAAAACGGTCAGTTTGCCTGCCAGCCCAACAACCGATGTCTGTGGTACGACCAAAGCCTGATTCCATCCGAGGTCAAGTTCCCCGACTTCCAAGCCGCCAAAACTTTTTGGACTGTTGACGGCACGCGCAAGTGGTCTGCGGGTGACGATTGGTTTTACGACATAAAGGAGAAGAACACATGACAACACACATCACGAAGACATGGTTCGACGGCGAGAAGGTGATAACGCAGGAAATCCCTGAGTCTAAGGTTTACGAGCAGAAGCCGTTGGCGTGGGCAGATGAAATCATTGACGACCTAAACGCCTTATTCGACAGCGAAATGATTAGAGAGAACGACTCCGGCGATGCGCTTATCCGGTTAGATGCCGCTATCTGTGCGGTGGAAGAAGCTGAACAAAGGCACACCACCCCACCCGCAGCACAGCCAGCACCTGTGCAGGAGCCTGTGGCGTGGCCTTGTTTAATTGAAGAAGCTGATTTCTCGCAAAACACGGTGACATTAGCCATGCAATGTGAAGATTACAAAGTTTCTGCTGGAAAACATTGGCTATACACCACCCCACCCGCAGCACAGCAGGAGCCTGACGCCTACGGCTATGCAAAATGCCTTGCTGTCGCAATATGGGATCAGCACTACAAGGATGTAGCGCCGCAGTGGAAGCCGTTTGACAATCTGATGGGCGTACTCACGCAGATCGACAACATGACCGCAGGACTGACCGCCCAGAACCAGCGCCAGCCGCTGACGGATGATCGGATCGGCCAGATCATCGAGCAGTGCAAAATCACTTTGGTCAACTATTGCAGTGGCGAAAAGCAAACCGAGTTTGCCCGCGCCATCGAAGCCGCGCACGGCATAAAGGAGAAGAACACATGAGCAACGAATTCGCTTTCCCACACACCACCGAGCACCTGCACCAGCCGGTGACGGCAGGGATGACGCTCAGGGACTACTTCGCGGCCAAGGCGATGCAAACCCTGTTGGGCAGCGAATACACCAGTAAACACGGACTGCATGAGGGGTGGATGGTTGCGCTTGCTCATGAGTCCTACATGGTGGCCGATGCCATGTTGAAGGCGAGGGGCCGGGCCTGATGCTTAGCAAAAATCTCTCGGCCAAGGACAGGCAACATCTGGCCAAGGTGAAAGAGCTTCCTTGCGGGGTATGTGGCCGAGCTGGGCCGTCGGATGCGCATCACATCGAGCAGGGACTGCACCACCTGTGCATACCCTTGTGCAAAGACTGCCACCAAGGCAGCCACAACGGGCTCCACGGGCGCCGGGCCATTTGGAACGTCATGAAGAAGACCGAGCTGTCGGTGCTCAACGACACGATCAAGCGGCTCACCCAGCCCGATTGACGGGGCCGAAATGCCTGGGCCATAATGCTGGTGTCCAAGCCTCCTAGCAGTGGTTCTCGGACAACCGGATGTTCACATCCAACCCCCCCGACCCCTAGGGCATAACTGCTCTGGGGGTCTTTCTTTTTGCACGGCAATCACATAAAATTCATGTGCCTGTACTCACAGGCATTCATGTGAACAATCCTAAAATGAAAGACTGCTATGGCCATCGCACAACGCATCTACATCGTCACGACCAGTGACGGCACTTCCCGCCTCGTGAAGGCATCTTTGCGCCAGCAGGCGCTCTCCCACGTCGCCAACACGCTGTTCACCGTTCGGGTGGCCAGCCAGGACGATTTGGTGAAGGCGCTGACCTCTGGTGCGACCGTCGAGAACTACAAGGACGCCGACCAGATGGAGATCCAGGGGTAACACCTGTTACCGTCCCCGGTTCGCCGGGGCCAAGACGCATGGGGATTGGATGCCTACCGCAGGCCCGTCTGATCAACGAGAGCAGGGTTGAACTCCCTGCTCCAGTCCCCAGCCGTGTTGGTGTAGCTCAGAATGATCCCCAGCATAAATTGAAACTGGGTAGTCGGCAGACGAATGGGAGAGCGCCCTCGGCAGGGGGAGGTCGCGGGTTCGATCCCCGTCTCCAACAACCTATCAAATGGACACTGAAGACAAGCTGGCATGGTGCGCCGAAGCAGAAAAAGACGAGCAGGAGTTCGTCAGGGTTCGCCTGCCCCAGCTCCAGATCCGGGGCGTGGTCAACCCCGAGAAGTTCGCAGACCCATTCACCCACGATCTCACCCTGATCATCCAGGCCGACTTGAAGTCGGTCAGGACGCCGCTGTTCAAGGCCAGTGAGATCTACGGCATCGACCCCCAGTACGCCGTCACCTTCAACGTCAAGGATGCGCTGCGCTACCGGGAGCTGTACCCCAACATCATCGTGGTGTTTGACGTGCGCTGGGACACCCTGGAGTGGACTGACAAGCACGGCACCACCTATCGCGTCGAGCCCATGCACGCGACCTTTGCCGGGTTCCTGAGCGACATCCGCCGGGCCATCATGAAGGGTGGCAATCAGGTGCTCAGCTACCAGCGCCGCGTCGATGACAAGGCGGGCAACGCCAAGCACAGCTACGTCTTTGATGTGCGAGAACTACACCGCCTCGGTTGACCACTTGCGCAGTCGCCAAACTTGTGGTTAGAATGGCGGTGCTAGGACGTGGAACTCCGCAGCAGCAGCGAAAGCCGTTAAGTCAGATCCCGACCCCGAATGGGGTGCCGTTACCGAAAGGTGGCGGGTTCCACCGGGGTCTGTCTTAACGGCTTTTTTGCTTTCCACACCCAGCCGTACTCCGCACGACAGCAAGAGCCTGCATGGGCTGCGCGGAAGGAAACACACGGCGATCTCGACACCCCGGATCTGCCGTACCAGCCTGTCAGCGAGGGACTGGTGTAGTCGGTAGGACAAGGGTGGAGTGCCAAGCCTGCCGATGAACGAATCGCTGCCTCCGGGGGACTGGGGTGGGGTCTGTCACTGACTCCCTGCCTGGGTCATGGGTGGTGATCCACCCCTTGGGGGAACTGGGTGAGCGATGTCATGTGATGACATGGGGGGTAATTCATCTGCGATATAGAGGGGGTTGGATTGCGCGGGGGTAGGCCGTAAACTGTTCGTCTTTGCTAGGAGAAACAATGAAAAAATTAAATCTCGCGGCCATCAGACTTGATGGCTCGACACAGGCGCGAATTGCGCTTGATTCATCCCAGGTGACCGAGTACGCCGAGGCCATGCGGGACGGGGACAAGTTCCCACCCATCGTGGTGTTCCACGACGGCAGCGATTACTGGTTGGCAGATGGGTTTCACCGATACCACGCAACCAAGCAGAACGGCTTCACAAGCATCGAGGCCGAGGTCAAGACGGGCACGGTGGAGGAGGCGCAGATATATGCTTTCGGTGCCAATGCAAAGCGGGGGCTGTCAACATCACACGAGGACAATCGCAGCATCATCGTCAGGATGCTGAATCACCCGATCAGCAGCACATGGACAAACGCAGAGATCGCCCGGCATGTGGGCGTATCCAAGATGACGGTAGGCCGCATCAAGGCCAGCCTGGAGCAGAAGGAAGACTCTCCTCAAGACTCCAAGAAAACTTACCAGCGCAAGGACGGCAAGCAAGTCACCGTCGATACCAAGAAGCTGGTTACCAAGAAGGCCCAACCCGAGGCTGAATCCCCAGAACAAGACGAGCGAGATCACAAGATCGGCGAGCTGCTCGACACCATCAATGACCTCAACACTGAGAACCAGCGGCTCAAGGACGTGATCGCTGCGCAGCAGTGGGACGCATCGGACATCGAGCGCATCGACATTCACGAAACGCTGGTCGAGTTGCGCGGTCAAATCAAAACCCTGGAGATCGACAACCACGCGCTGCGCGACAGTCGGGACATGTTCCAAAGCCGCAATGCTGAGCTGATGAAGACGGTCAAGGTCTTGCAGGGGAAACTGAAAAAGCTGGAAACAGCCTGAGATAGGGCGCGGTCGCCCTGGCCCACGCCGGAGGGATTCCGGTAGATGAAGGAGTGAACATGGAATTGATGCTGCGAGAGCATCAGCAGCAAGTCATTGAGGCCCTGCGCGAGGGATTTCGCCACGGCCATCAGGCTCAGTTGCTTTATGCCCCTACGGGGTTCGGAAAGACAGAGGTGGCCATCGCCTTGATGAAGGCCACGAAAGAGAAGTACAAGCGAGCTGCGATGGTGCTGGATCGCCTTGTGCTGGTGGATCAGACAAGCCTGCGTCTGTCCAAGTATCACCTGCCGCATGGCGTGTTCCAGTCGGGCCACTGGAAGTTCGACACGTCGGAGCGGCTTCAGGTGTGCAGCGCCCAGACGCTGGAGCGCAGAACAAAGTTCCCCCAGATCGATCTGCTGATCGTGGACGAGTGCCACATTGCGCGCAAGCAGACCGTTGAGTTCATCAAGGCCAACCCGAGTGTGAAGGTGGTCGGGCTCACTGCGACGCCGTTCACCAAGGGCCTGGGCGATGTCTACAAGCATGTGGTGTGCGGCGCCACAAACGAATGGCTGGTGGACAACAAGTGGCTGACGCCCCTGAAGGTGTTCATTGCCAAGGAGATCGACATGACTGGCGCCAAGAAGGTCGCGGGCGAGTGGGCCCAGGACGTGGTGACAGAGCGCGGCATGAAGATCACGGGCGACATCGTGGAGGAGTGGGTCAAGAAGACCCACGAGATCTTTGGCAAGCCTGAGAAGACCATCGTGTTTTGTGCGGGCGTAGCGCACGGCGCTGATCTGGTCGAGCAGTTTGCACGCAAGGGCTTCAACTTCGTGTCCATTTCCTACAAGGACAACGATGACTTCAAGCGGCAGGCCATCGAGGACTTTTCTCGGCCAGACACAGAGATACACGGGCTGATCGCCACTGACATTTTGACGCGGGGCTTTGACGTGCCAGACGTGAAGATCGGCGTGTCGGCCCGGCCATTCAGCAAGTCTTTGAGCAGCCATGTGCAGCAGATGGGCCGCGTGATGCGCGCCCACGCCAGCAAGGAGTTCGGCGTGTGGCTGGATCACTCGGGCAACTACCTGCGGTTCCGGGACGACTGGGACGAGCTGTACGAGGCTGGCGTGCAGGAGCTGGACAAGAAGGTGGAGAAGGCCAAGAAGGAGCCCACCGAGAAGGAAAAGAAAGAGTCCAAGTGCCCGGCCTGCGGCCACTTGTGGCCACGCGGCATGGACATCTGCCCTTCATGCGGCCATGTGCGTCAAAAGCGCAATCAAGTCGAGGCCGTTGCCGGTGAGCTGGAGGAGCTGGCCACGGTCGGCAAGGCGAAGAAGGATGAAAAGCAGAGTTTCTACTCAGAGCTGGTCTGGTATGCCAGCCAGCGGGGCTACAGCCCCAACTGGGCAAGTCACAAGTACCGCGAGAAGTTTGGGGTCTGGCCTCGCGGCCTTGATTATGTGCCAGCCCCCACCAGTACCAAGACGGCGAACTGGATCAAGAGCCGCAACATAGCTTGGGCCAAGTCCCAGAGCAGAGTAAGGATGACAGCATGAACGACGAAGACATCAAGAGGGCCATTTTCAAGGGCAAGCTCTTGATCATTGGCATGGCGGCCCTGGCCGTTCTCATCGCACTGAAGTGGAGGTTTTCATGATTCAAGAACCGGAAGACGAAGCGTGGGACGAGGTGCAAAAGCGCATCGAGATGGAGCAGGCGTTGCGCGAGAAGGCCAAGGCCAACCCGATGGAGGCGCTGTACGAGGCCGTGCGCAGCGACAACCGAAGGAAGCAGGTAGGCATCATGCTGGCCATGCCGATGTTCGGGGGCATGTGCCACGGAGACTTTGCTCTGTCGATGATGCGCACGGTGCTGCTGCTGACCCAGCTCGGGTATCGGGTGAGCACGCAGGCCATGTTCAACGAGTCGCTGATCACGCGGGCGCGCAACAACCTTGCGGCCACGTTCATGGCAGACAAGACGATGGACTACCTGATGTTCCTCGATGCGGACATCCTGTTCTCGGAGCATGACGTGCTGCGGCTGCTGCTGGCGGATCGGGAGTTCTGCGGGGGCATCTACCCTCGCAAGGCCATCAACTGGACGGGCGTAGCGGAGGCCGTGCGGGCAGGCAAGGACAACCCGGAAGACTGGTCGTGCAGCTACCTGTTCAACGCGGTCGGCATGGAAAACGGCGAGAGCGATGCTGACGGGATGATCGAGGTCACCCATGCGGCTACTGGCTTCCTGCTGCTGCGGCGGTCGGTGTTTGAGAAGCTGGCGCCGCACACCCAGACCTACGAGGACGTGGTGCAGGGCAAGCCTTTTGTCGGCCATGATTTCTTCCGCGTCGGCGTCGGCGAGAACGGCAAGTACACCAGCGAGGACTACTGGTTCAGCACATCCTGGCGCAAGATCGGCGGGCGGATCTACTTGAACCCGTACCTGCGGCTGGGCCACATCGGCCAGCACACATTTAACGGCAACCTAGCCCGCATGGGCACAGAGGCCCTGTGAAGCGTGCGCGCCCGGATGCTGACTTCGTTGCTGAGCAGGCGCAGCGCATGATGGAGCTGTTGCAGCCAAGGGGCAATCTGAGCGCAGAAGATCGAGAGTATGCGGCGGAGCGGCTTTCAAAGATGCGCGACGAGCGGCTGCAAGGGATCTTCGTTGACTTGATTGGCTGGGGCGACGATGAGCGGGCCGAGATCGAAACCTTTGTGGCCATTGCCATCGAGGTCATGAAGCGCACCAACGTCAGCAAGCTGCGCGAGTGCGCTCGGATCGTGGAGCTGCGGTACTGGATGAAAGACATGGACAGGGAGAAGGCATGAGATTTGAAGACTTTGCCCGGCTGCACGGGCTGCGCGTGGACAGTCTGATTCCAGGCCGCTGGGTGGCCGTCCCGACCGATGATCACCCCCGCAAGCGTAACGGGCGTTACCGTTGGCTGGGTGATGTGGGGTGGGTGCAGAACTGGGCAACGATGCAGGAGCCTGCCATGTGGCGCAGCGAGGAGCGGGACTACCAGTCGCCCCAGGTGCGGCGCGCGGTGGCCGATGCTGGCCGGGAGCGGCTGGAGCTGGCCAAGAAGGCTGCGAGTAAGGCCGGGTGGATCTTGCACCAGTGCAAGACAGACATTCACCCGTACCTTGAGAAAAAGGGGTTCCCGGATGAGTCCGGGAACGTGTGGACGACCGAGGAAGGCCAGAGGCTTCTAGTTGTACCGATGCGGGCAGGATCCCGGTTGATCGGGGCCCAGCTCATCGATTGCGAGGGGAACAAGAAGTTCCTCTACGGTCAACAGACGAAGGGGGCATCGTTCACGATGGACGCAAAGGGCGCCCCAATCCTCTGCGAGGGATATGCCACGGCACTCAGCATCAGGGCCGTCATGAAGGCCATGAAGGTGCGCTACACCATCCATGTGTGCTTCAGTGCAGGGAACATGAAGGATGTAGCGCGGGGCATCTCCGGGGGGATCGTCGTCGCCGACAATGACCCGAATGGTGTCGGCGAGAAAGCCGCCCGAGAGACAGGTAAACCGTACTGGCTCAGCGATGCAGTCGGTGAAGACTTCAATGACTTTCATCGTCGTGTCGGTTTGTTCAAAGCCATGTCGTCCCTCAAGCGCGCCGTCTTTGCTGGTGGTAGTCCTGCCGCATCAAGCGCAGGAATTTCGCCTCAATCTGGCGCACCCGTTCTCGCGTGATACCGTGTGCCTTTGCTGCCTCGGTCAGTGGCGCCCCTTGCGCCCTGGCCCGCAGCATCTCCCAGTAACGCTCGACGTTTTCGCCTTTGACCCTTTTACCATAGAGGGCCCCGAAAGCCTCGCGTGAAGGGAAGTCCACCAGCAGGATCGGGTTGTCTGGGTGGCCTGTAGCAACGGGCACGCGGCCCCCGTAGAGTCGCAAAT